CGATCATTGAAGTGCCTGCTGGTTCTGACACACAGGAACCCGAGGACCTTAAAGCTATGCTCAGTTCACACTTCGGTGTGGGCTGGGCGCAAGCCTCCGGCATCGCGGATACTGTGATTACCGGTGTCCTATGATGGACCCGGTTTGGCTTAATCAGTTCCTTGAAGTGTTTGCTTTACTTGTAAAGTTTATACTTTTCGGAGCTGTTTAATTAGATTTTTGATTCTGCTTATTGAGGGTTAACTTATGAGCAACCTAGTTGGTGAGGATAGACTTAACGCCTTCTTTGCCACACTGTCAGATGAGTTGAGAGTTTCTCAAACAGTTCGTGAGAACGCAAGAGAGAGACTTTTGTTACGCATGCGCAAGCGTGCGGGTTTTGTCAACCAAGGTCTAGACCATAAGGCCATAGAGAAATTCCTCAAGATCAATAATGATCTAAAAGGCTTCTCTTGCAACCTTAACGCAGAGATCGAAGCAAACGCTCGGCATTTCATTGTTGTTATGCTCGAGCGTTACTTTTCGAACCTCAGTGACTTGAATATTCAAGTGTGTCTAGATACGAATGTCCTGTACGATCATTGGCGATTTGGGCCCGGCGCTTCTAACGGAGTAAAGGGTACCCATACAGCTGAGAAAATTGAGCAGGATATGACCTACACAACTCTGTGTGAGCCGTATGTAAAAAGACTAAGAGCTTCTAACCCTTACTTCATTGCTTTTGATAGCAGTAGAGAAGGTTCGGGATTGACTCCAATCTACGGTTCGAGACTGACAACTGTTCCAAAAAACGAAGACACGGTACGCACGATAGCTATCGAACCCTCTGGAAATATGGCCATGCAGCTTGCTGCAGGTCGGATCCTTGAAGGGGTTTTAGCTATGATTGGTTGTGATATCGGGCGGCAACAGCCTAAAAACAAGGCTTTAGCTTGCAGAGGTTCTAAGGACGGTAGTATAGCTACTATCGACCTGAGTTCTGCATCCGATATGATTTCCATAGATTTGGTGCGTAGGCTACTTCCTTCTAAATGGTTTAAGCTACTGATGGATATCAGAAGCCCCCAAATGGAGGTGAATGGTCAGCTTGTCGAGCTTTCGATGATGTCAACTATGGGGAATGGTTTTACCTTCCCTCTAATGACATTGATAATGTGCTCGCTTATTTACGGTTACAGAAGTATTCACGGCGGACCCAACCTATTTATAGATTGGTCATCCACCGCAGTCTTCGGCGATGACATTATTGTCAAAACAGAAGAATACGAC